GTTTTATTCCTCTACCCCGGCGATTAAGCCGGGACCCATTGGAGCTTTAGTGTAAGGGCTCCACGCCTCACGGACTCATAGAGATGCTTAAGGTCATTGGCTTGTGAGCCAATGATTCTGAAGCACTTCAGGAGTGCGCCGTCCCCTGAAAGGGGGTCAGCGTACCGTTTGGGTCGGATAACCATTGCTTTGGTTTCAAAGCGATGTAATTGCCGATTCCAACGATGGATTGTACGAGCATTGCTGTAGCTCGCCCAGCCCAATCCTGCCGAGTTCTTATCGACGAAGGGTAAGGGAACTTTCATCATAGAATTGATGAAGTCTCTTATCTTCTGGGCAACAGACCACAAACCTTTTCGATAGAATTGGTTTGCCATCTCTACCCACGATATGAGCTCGCTATGGTTCCGTCGATTTGCTGGACTTTTACGACGGCAGTAAACGGGTGTTATGTTTACTCCATCATAAGCGTCCATTCCACAAGACTCTCTGAACTTCCCAGTCCAGAAAGACTTGTTTGTGTTGACTTTCAGCCCGAACAGGCTTAGGTCATCGCAAATCGAAGGTGCCTCGTCTGAGGGGACAATGATATCGTCCCCATAGACGAATACGGTACGACTGTACTCTCGTACATTCTTACCGGTAACCGGAAGCTTAGCTCTATGTAATCTCGAGGCAACAATGACGCAAAAGAACGTCAAAGCTTCCATCGGGAAACACAGGGCTGAACCCATCGAGGCAAACTTGTTCAGAGTGACGATCTCGCCACTAGGAACTTTTGCCCTCGTGCTCCTGCAAGCGAAGACCATATCCGAGAGGATAGGGCAAACGCGAAGCAATCGACGCACGAGATCTGAATGGACTCGGTCACTCGCCTCGCTTAAGTCTATTGTTGCTAAGCAACCGTCGACAGAAGCGCGAAGAGCTAGAACCTGATTTGTCGATTGGCGTGTAAAGTTTACATGGCCACCGGCGTATCCACTACTTTCTATTAGTGGAACCAGGAACTTTAGCAAAGCCTGTTGTGTATACTGCATACACACAGGTTCAATTGCTATGACACGAGGCGTCTTCAGAGTCTTAGGAACGAATACAACCCTGACGGGTTCTTCGTTCTCGGGTTCGATGAACTCAACATTCGCAAGAGGACAATCATCCTCACCGAGGTTTCGGAGCGATCCGACACCATATTCGGTAAAAGGAAATTCAGCCTCAAGACGAGTGTGCCACCGTTGTAGAGAATACTTGGAATTTCCAAGTATTTTCTCCTGGGTTGAACCAGGACCGTGGACTGGTCTAAGTTCTTCGTAGGGATCCCCATTAGGGATTCCCGCGAGGATGTCCGCAAGGACAATAGAAGAAACTTTATCAAAATAACCTGATAAAGCTTCGCTAAACTCAAGACCATCGAGTTCACTCTCACACTTGAGAAACGCCTGCTCTGCCTTTCTTTCACGCTTTTCTGAGCATGGAAGTAAGACCTTCTTATGCAATAGGCAAATCTGCCTAACGCTCTGAATGCAGTCGATGCAGGGATTCTCAAGAAGCTTACGATCAGTACCGAATATCTTGGAAAGGAAACCCCTTAGAAATAAGGGGAGCCCGTGACGAAAGTGGAAACCACTTAAGTCACTTGGATCCAAGCGACCTATGTCAAGCGCTTTCTCAAACGCTTTACAATAGGACGGAAGAGTGATAGTTAAGAAACTTTCACCTTCGTTCTCGGTACGACGATGGAGCGTTTTCACGTCCATTGTCGGGTCGACACCACACCTAGTCCCGCAATTTAGCAGGACCTGTTCCGAGAGCCATACAAGGCTTTTCACGACGCCTCCTGTTGAGGGGGGTTCGTCGGTCCAGGGTTTGCTGTTCACTCTTACGAGTGACCCCAGTGAGCCATATGACCGAATACTGACGACAGATCATCCATTACTATGGAAAGATTCCCATAGTACCAGTTGATAAAATTTGTATCGAATTCACATCCGATACAAATCAGTGTCAGTATGGTGATGAAGTAGACAAGAACAATGGGATGAAAGTTTCTCATCGTTCGAATCAGGTTTCACCACCCAACACCTTGAGCAGATTTGCCGATGTGCACCAGCTCGAAAGAGCAACTGCAATATCGCGCAACTCGGCATTCGTGTAGCCAATGGTCGGGCCATCAAGAACCATATAGACGGAGCTAGAGTACAAGAGATTATTAGCAGAAGTCAGTGGATCGGCAGCGATCTTCTGTGCGTCAAGACGCACAGTAAACCGCTTACGCTTTCCGTACTGATGACTGATAGTAAGCTTGTACGCAGCGTCGTCTTTCTGGTAAACAGAGGACTGACCATTACGTTCAATCGCAGGAAGCGATTGAGCTACGGCGTTGACAGTGACAGACTGAGGGTCAGCAAACATTTGGAGCTCCGAAACGGGGACAAGGTTACACTCGGGATATCCCGAGTGCAGCTAAGACGCCAAGTTGATAGTTTGAAAAACTATCAAAATTAGCGCCGAATCCGTAAGGAGAGCCTACCACCCGAGTCTTGCGAATCGTCGAAGAAAACGCTTCGCCAGACATCACACCTGCTCTGATTTCTCTATTGGTTAAGAGATTATCATTCCAGGTGGTATACGTTGACATACGAGTCCGTGTTTCCACGGTTCGCATGACATACGCATACTCGGCGGCAAGGTTGTCAACTGCGTTGGAAGATAGATTGGACATGACGTCCCCTACATTTCCAAACCAGTCAGCCAACCATGACCAGGGTAGCAGATTCCAG